ATGATGAACATAGACGAAGAACAAGCCCGCCGCTCCCGGTACTTCGAAGTGAGCAAAGTTTTCACGCCGACAGCGCCTGTTGACGAGCGGGACCTATTCGCCGGCCGCTTGGAACAGTTGGGCAAGGTGATCGATGCCGTGCACCAAAAAGGGCAGCACGCGATAATTTATGGTGAAAGAGGGGTCGGTAAGACGTCGCTCGTAAACGTCCTTGCCGACTTTCTGCCAGAATCGGGTGAGAGAATCGTCGTGACACCCCGGGTGAATTGTGACGGTGCCGACACCTTTCAGTCACTCTTTGAAAAGGCGCTTCGAGAGATAAAGCTGGCCGAGTTGGTCAACCAAGCAGGGTTCACGGCAGATCCACGTAAAAGAGAAATTGATGGTCTCAGTTTTGTTGATGGCCCGATATCTCCGGACAATGTTCGACGCGCCCTTGCCGAACTTGGCAAACAGGTTCAGACAATCATCATTTTCGATGAGTTTGATAGGCTGAACGAACGCACTAAGCGCGCTGTCGCAGACGCAATAAAGGCGCTGTCAGACCATGGGGTCGATACGACTCTCATCCTAGTCGGCGTAGCCGATACCGTTGGGGACCTAATCAAAGAGCACGCATCTATTGAACGGGCGATGGCTCAAATCCCAATGCCGCGCATGTCTGAAGACGAAATCGTCGAACTGATTAAACGGGGAATGAAACGCCTCCACATCAGGACGACCGACGCCGGGATCAATGCGATCAAAAACCTGTCTCAGGGGCTTCCTCACTATGCGCATCTGCTATGTTTGCATGCAGCTCGCACAGCCATTCAACGAGAGACTGACTGTGTGGATTCGAGCGAGGTGACGGAGGCGGTCGATGAGGCTATAAGCGGTGCTCAGCAGTCTATCCTAAGCGCTTATCACGTCTCGACGATGAGCCCGAGAAAAGACAACTTGTTTGCTGATGTGCTCCTAGCATGCGCAATGTCGCCGACTGATCCGTTGGGATACTTCGCTGCTCAGGACGTCCGCGCACCGATGCAAGAGATAACGGGCAAAGCGTATCAGATTCCGAGCTTCTCTCAACATCTCAACGAATTCTGCGAAGAGAAGCGTGGTCCGATCTTGAAGAAGATTGGCACATCGCGCCGTTTTCGCTTCCGTTTTATTAATCCCCTGATGCAACCGTACGTCATCATGAACGGAGTGAAAGCAGGAAAAATCCCTTTGACTGGAATGCCTATCGCAGGACGAACCTGAGCGCGCTGGCGCCGTTCGGACCAGCTCATGTGCAGCCATTATCAGACCCTGAAAGACGCCGAGCTGCTGCTGAAAAAGTTCGGAGTGACCCGGCCCGGCGTCCTCGGCAAGTACGACATGTGGCCGCGGTATCAAGGCATCTTCGTCCGCCGGCCACCGGAGCATGACGCTGGCGACGAGGCGGTGCCGAGCCTGGAGGCCGTCACCGGCCGCTGGGGCCTGATCTCGGGATCCACCCGGCCGGATGTGCTGGCCGGCGCGGAGAAGCTGTCCACCTTCAACGCCCGCGACGACCGGGTTGCCAACGCTTTCACCTTCCGGAACGCCTGGCGCCGGGCGCAGCACTGCATCATCCCTGCCGATGCCATCTTCGAACCTGACTGGCGATCCGGCAAAGCAGTGGCCACGCGCTTCACGCGGGCCGACGGCGCGCCGCTGGGCGTTGCCGGCCTCTGGGATCGCTACCGCGACGCGGCGGGCCAGTGGCGGGAGAGCTATACGATGCTCACTATCAACGCGGATCAGGATCCCCTCTTCCGCGACTATCACCAACCGAACAAAGAGAAGCGCATGGTGGTGATCCTTCCCGAGGGCGCATATGATGAATGGCTGACCGCCAGCGCCGATCAAAGCCGCGACTTCCTCGTACCCTTCCCCTCCGACAAGCTGGTCGCCACGCCTCTGACCTGACCCCAATTCTGCTGCAATATACTGTATATCCATACAGCTCTATCGCAGCAGAACCATGCTTTGCTCCGTCGTCCGAACCCACTATCTCGGCCAGAAGCGGCGGGACAACGACCCCGCCCCAGCCGTCATCGGCACCGTGCGGATGTACTCCATCACACGCGAGGACATGCGCCGCCAAGTCCGGGTGATGACCATGGACGGCTTGGCGAAGTTCGGCGCGACCGCCAAAGGCCCCATTCCCGATCTGCTCGAGCCCGAGCTACTGACGTTCTGTTCTGAACGCGGCATGATGGTCTGCGGCTTCGAAGAGGTCGACGGCCGCCGCTACTACCAAGGGTGGTGGATGCAATGGGTGTCATCGTAATAAGCCATGCGACTAACGATGCCCCACGAAATTCGGCTGCGATCCTTTACCTATATGGGATGCCCTACACTTTGCCGATCCGTTAAACAGGACAGTAAATATGCAGCCAGACAAAAAGGAAATCACGCAAGCGCTGAGCCTCGAAGACGCACGGGACATTGTTACCACTTGGGCAGTTGAACACTCGGTGCGGCCAGCGCACGCTGCTGGGGTTATAGAAGCGTGGTACGCCGGCGGGGCGCGGTATCGCGACCAGAAGTCGCTTATTGAGGCGACGTCCGCATTTCACAACAACGCGCGCAACGTTAATTCGGTATTTCAGGACCTCTCTAAGCGGGAACGCGAGCGGCACTCAGCTTGGAGCCTAGAAGGCGTCAAACACATCGCCATCGCCAGCGTGACCGGCATAGCGGGTAGCGCCACCCTCATAGCCAGCAACTTCAAAAACCATTGGACTATTGCGGCGATGATTTGCTTCTCATTGGGCCTAGCGCTGACGATTTTGGGGCTGTTCATCATTGCGGCCAACTTCCAGGATAGTTCCAAAGCACACGACGAAATGGCCAGCGATGCAGAGAGGGCTCGCACTTATGACGAACTAATTGCGCGGCTGGGCGAACATAAGGCCAGACCTCAGCGCCCACATCCGAACCTAGGCGCTGCGTTGCTCATGCTCGCGTTGTTCGCCCTCCCCGCAGGCCTCTACTGCATTTACAAGGGAGTGTGATGGCGGCAGAGACTTTGCCAACTGGACCGATTCGCCCGTTGTGCAACTGCACACTATTCGATCAGCGGCTCGTGTCCCCTTTACAGAGATGGTAGTCCCGCTTGACGACCTCATCGAAACCTTGCTTGGCAGGCCTCCAACTGCGCGGTCACTTGCTGAATTCCAGCCCGGAGGGTGAAATAATCCGATCGAGCAGCAGGATCAAGTTCGGGGCGGGTTCCATGACCCACGCCGGCGGCGCCTCGGGCCTCGGACACTCGCCCGCTGGTGGCAGGGCAGGTGGCATTGACTTGCAGCCGCCGGCGGCCAGCATCAACGTCAGCCCGCAGGCCTTCATCTTCAGTTTTTGCACTGCGTAGCCCTCCATAGGCGGCCCATTCGGCCTTTGCGTTCCGTTCGTTGATCTCGCTGACTTCGGCATACCGCCGCTGCAGTATTTCCCGCGCGTAGCGCTGGGATTCGGCCCCACGGTCGGCCTGGTCGGCGCGAATGCCGGCAATCTGTGCGCCGTAGCGCCAGCCCTGCGCCGTCCAAGCCGCGCCGCCAGCCAGCACCGCGCCGGTCAGCGCCGCCGCGGTGTAGCCCTTCCACCCCATCATTGCTGCAAGCAAACCCACGTGTCGGCCTCCCTTCGCGTAACCAGGCCCGGCAACGTGACCAAGGCGCCGTCCTGGCGGCCCTTGACCCAGCGGGTCAGCTCCGCGCACCCACCGACGTAATCGCGCGCGTTGAACTTGCGCCGCATGGTCGAGGAGGCGAGGTTGCCGGCGCCCAAGTTGTAGGTGAAGTCGATCAACGCAGCGCGCTGCCAGTCGTTCAGCGGCACCGTGATTAGGCGGCGCACCGCGGCGTCCGCCTTGGCCAGGTCAGCATCGCGCCAGGCGTCGCACTCGGCATTCGAATAGATCCGCTTCGGGTCGATGTCGGATCCCGTATGACCATCGCAGACGGTCAGCACGCCGACGGGGTCGATGTAGGGTTTGCCGCGCACCGTGCCCGGCTCGAAATGCGCGACCAGCACGCCCGCGATGGCGATCGCGCCGGCGCTGCTCGCCGCCAGCAGCTTCCGTTTCAGACTGCCCAAAATCATTTAATTCCCCTCCATGCCGAATAGGCGGTGATGATTGCCGTGCCCAAGCCCACGATGTAGGCCAAGGGCTTTGCCACTCTGCCGAGTCCCTGCAGCACCTTGAACCCACCAGACAGCGCCTGGAACGTGTCAACGATGTCCTGTGTGTTCTGCCGGATCGTCTCGATCGAGGATGTGTTCCGGGCGGTTGCTTCTGCATTGCTTGCCATGTCCTGCTCCATCTGCACGACGCGAGCGTGCAGCGACTTTATGAAGGCGTCCGACAGATGTTCGTCAGCCATGGGACTTCCTTTGAAGCGACAACATCACGTCTCCTTGAGACGAAAAAATGCCCGCACATGACGGGCTGAATATGAATACGATGGGTGGCGGCTATTGCCACCCTGTCACGTCAATCACGGCAATGTCGTTCTCCTCCGCATCACTCACGAAGCGCGTGTTGAAGAGCGGGGCCCATCCGTAGAATGCGCCCACCTGATCCTGCATCTTGGAATAGACGCCGGTGCTGCGCGCTGCGTAGTTCTCACCCCAAAGTACAGAACTCCAGCCGCCCCCAGGCACGGGATAGCACTGATACCCGCGCCGGTTGAAAGACGGACAGTAGGCCCATTTGCGCGCTGGCAGGCCGCCGACCTCCATGCCGTCGATGTAGCCGCTCCCCGTGCCGTCCGAGTTCCAATATCGGGGGATGCGCAGGTTGCCGTAAACGTTCATCGGCCTGGCCGTACTCATGAAGATGTGCCGGCCGTCCTGCGCCCATATGTCCATCGGGCCGCCTGTGACCCATGGCCAATCGAATATGTAGTATTCGACGGCCACCCCCACAAACGTTACGGTGAACGTGCCGTTCCCGTTGTTCAGCAGGCTCCGCATTGTTGCGAAGCCGCCCCCGGTGGGCACGAAGAAAACCACAGGCCGTACAGCAGCGAACGAAAACGCACCGCTGGCAGTGCCCATGTACCGCAGGAACATGTTGACGTTGCGACTATCGCAAAGCAGGTTTCCGGCTTGATCCCACAACTCGAATGCAGCATCCGCCATCACTTCACCCCCCACAGCACCAGCATGTTTGCCCGCTGCGTGTTGGGCTCCGTGATAAACGACCAGGAGATAACCGCGCCGCTTCGCTTGATCGTCGGATAGTTGGTCCCACCGCTTGCCGCGGTAGCCAGAAACCACGAGTTTGCAGTGTCAGCGAGCTGCGGAATGCTCACGCTCCCGCTGCTCGTGCCCGTGTAAAACTCGCCAAGCTGGCGGGCAATCCGCATCCCTGCGCTGAACAGCAGGACCCCAGAGGGGGACCACAATTCAAGGGGCATGACTGCCATGTCTACGACCCTCCAAACCGCGCGCCGAGGACGCCATTGGGGTAGTAGTACCGCATGCCCCGGTTGTTGATCTCCGTCCGCGATCCGTCCGCCTCGGTGCCGTTGAACGACATAAGGCCAGAGCGCATGTTCAGGTTAAACACCGGCACACCGCTGGGATTGAGAGCATCGGAGCTGAGGTTGTCCTTGAGGTTGAGGGCCCCAATAGTGGCGCGGCCGATGATCGCCTCGTTCATAAACACCTGCCCGCCCTGCACCACAAAAGGCGCTTTCACGGATCCGGTGGATTCGTCCAGGATGGCCACGCGCGCCGCAGCCAGCAGAATCTGCGACGTGATGACGCCCTGGTTGTTCTCGACGCCCACGCCGATGCCGGCGAGGTACGGCACACCGCCCACCGTGAGCTGGGTTTTGATGGTGTACATGGCCGCCAGGGAATTTACGATGGCGTCGATCTGAACCTGAGCATCGCCGGCTTCGTCAATCCGATCCAGCAGCGCCTGGGCGAGCTGGGTTTCGGTGATCTGGCCGGTGAGATATTCCAGGATCTCGTCCGCGCTGTTGCTGGACGTGCCAATGACGCCCGGGTTGCCCACGGGGAAAAAATCCCCTGGGATGCCGGTGCGATCCACCAGCCTGGCCCAAAAATACAGGCGCTTGCCGGCGGACAGGCCCATCAGGTCATGGGTGTTTTGCGGGAACGCGAACTCGCCCATCTTGATCGCGCTGCCCTGGTTCTGCGATTCGGAATACCAGATTTCCGTCCGCTCGATGATGTAGTTGCCGGCCGGAAAGCCCCAATTGAGCCGGATGCCGAACACCATCCCTTGAGCGGTCAGGTGCGTCACCTGCGGCGGCGGCAGGACGTTGCCCTCCAAGTCGGTGGACGCGGACATTCCCCATGCCGAAGGGATGTTCGCTGCGTTGATGGCGCGCACCCGAGCGAGGTATCGGCCGGTGCTGATGCCCCGGATCTCAACGGACGCGGACGCCGTGCGCCCCGCCTCAATCCAGTCCGAACTGTTACGCCGCCACTGGACTTGATACTCCACCGCGTCCTGCACCTTGTCCCAGGTGATGAGGGCATTGTGGGTTGCTATCGTCTGATCCAGCGTCGAATAGGATGACAACGCCACGTTTTGCGGCGCCGGCATGACCATGGGCGGTATGACCGTGATCGGCGGATTCTCCAGACGCGTGCCATAGTCCACGGCTTCGTACTTGCCCGGGACGTGTTGCACGGCCGTGATCGTGGCATTGAGGACGTTTTCCCGCGTGATGCTCACGACTCGGAAAAGCTGGGTTGAAAGCTCCTCGGACTCGATGGTCCACACTGCCTCAGCCTCCGGGACCTCGGTAAAGGGCTGGGTGACTGTGATTTCCAGGGTTGCGCCCTGGATCCCGATCATGTCTGCGGTGATCTCGGTACTATCGGCAGTCCATATCGTCTGGTCTGCCGTAATCATCGTGCCCACCGCGCCCTGGATGATCCTGGTTTGCGTGAGCCCGTTGGGCATGTTCAGGATCAGGCGATCTCCGGACCGCACGCCCACGGCCAGATCCACCACAATAGTTGTGGCAGTTGCAGAATGAATCCGACCGCCGATACGGCGCCCGGCGCGGTTCTTGTCCGCGATGCGGATGACAGAGCCAGGTTTCACGACGGCCTGCTCCAGCCCCACGCCGAACGTCACGCCCTGCGTCTCGCGCTGCGACGAGACGAGAGCCCACTTTCCGGCGCGCACGGCTTGGCCGCGGGACGTGCAGCCGAACGCCGTCATCTGGTACATGCGAACGCCATAGCGGGAAATTGCATCCCGGTCTTCTACCGCCTCCATCTTGGCGATGCCCTGATTGCTGCTGTCGTTCCAGGACACCTGCACCACCGTATACCGGGTTCGGCGCGGGCTGCCGGCGTAGCCGAACCGACCATCCAGCACATTCGCATTGGTGAAGTTGTAGACGGGGTCCGAAGGAATGTCGGCGGACGCGGCAATGGAGCCATTCATCTCGTAGACGATTCCGCGGAACACGCTGGCCAGATCCGACATTACGCGGTAGGCGTCCGCCGCCTGCTGGATGTAGACGTTGCAGGTAAACCGAGGCTCCATGCCGCCGAAGCCGTCGGGCACCTGTTCATCGCAATATTGGGAGACAGGGTAGAGCTGCCATTTGGCCATGGACAGCCGCGCTGGATCCAAGAACGCCCCGGCGCCATAGCGCTGATTCGTCACCATGTCATACCAGATCCACACGGGGTTATTGGTCCACGCCTGCTTAAACGTCCCATCCCACACGCCGGTATAGGTCCGCGTCTCCGGATCGTAGTTGCTGGGCACTGCGATGATGCGGCCGCGGAATCGGTACGCGCGTGTCGGAATCGCCGAAAACTGGCTGGCATCAATTTGGATGCCAACCGCGGCGGACATCGGCATGCGCAACTTCGCATCCAGCACGTTGGTGATGGATTGGATCCAGGTAGCGTTTGTTAGCGTATCCGTGGCGGAGTCGATGGAGAGCCGGCGCACGCGAACAACCCACCCCGTCTGCGCGCCCTGCGGCAAGTCAATGCGGTGGGTCCTCGCGTAGGTCTGCGTCGTCTTCCCATCGAATGCCGAAACGACAACCTCCTGGAACGGCCCGCCATCGGTCTGCAGGTCAATGGCGTAATCCACGCGCGCTCCCCCGCGGTCCCCATTGCCGGTATCCACCTGGAGGAGCCCCCTCACTTCCAGCGTGATGCGGATGGCCGACAGCGTTCGATCCGTAACCGTCTGGACCCAGGGGACGCCATACTTGAGTTCGACGCCCAGGCCGGTAGTGCTCTCTGCGGCCGGGAAACCCTGGATGTAGTCCTGCGCCTGCATGCCGTTTCGAAAATCCACGCGGACGCCCTGGAAGTTGAGCGAACCGTCTTCGTTCTCTATGGGCGTTCCATCCAGGTAGATACTGCGCAGGATGGAGTTCAGACCCGTCACAGGGCCCACGATGGGCCCTTCGCTGATCAGGTCCAGGACCTTGGCGTAAGAGATGCTGTGCAGGCTGTCAGGAGCCTCCACGGGAGAGCGAGCGCCGCCCCCGCCCTTGCCGCCCTTGCGGCCGACAATCGTGATCCCGCCTTGGCGCGCAATGTGGCGCATGGGCCCATCAATAGAAAACCCGCCGGCTTCGGCGGGTGAAAGTAGACGTTGCATTGTTGCCTCTACGCTTGGTCTTCGGCATAGATGCCGGCGGAAACTACCGCGCTCCCTGCCCAGCATTCACCGTAATGGAGAGGTACGCAGTTCCCTTGCGCGGTGGTGTTGACCGCGCCATTGAAGTTGTAGGACGCGCCGTTGTTGGGACTATCCTTGGTCGAAAGCCCGGTCTGCGTGGGGCTCAGCATCTGGATAGCCCCACCCAACCCAATGACGGCGCCCATTTTCATAAGCGAAGTCCCGAACGCGGCCATCGTGCCCGAACTGAGTACGTTAATCACTGCGCCAACTGCCACCATGGCCGCGCCTAAGATGGTCTGAAACACGCCCCCGCGCTTCGCCCCCTGAATGACAGGCGCGAATCGGATTTCTTCACCGTCAGCGGGCGCGTGCTGCAGATCCTGCTCCGCGATGTTGCGTCGCCCCAGAAACACCGCATATCGAACGCCACGGCTGCCGGAGGAGATCATCTCCGTTTCGAATCCCGGAAGGATCGCGCAGAGAGCCTGGACAGCCTCAGCCGCACTTCGCACGGCAAGGCGGTGGACCCGACCGAATCGCGTGCCCAGCAGGCCGTACAGCCGAATGGTGCGGAGCTGGTTATCCATTCGACGCCTCCCGATGTCGCAACACCAGGCGCGTGATCTCCTGCCAGTAGCCGCCATACACCTCGCGAGTGGACAGCCGGCCGTAAAGGTGATGGAGCATGGTCCCCTGCATAGGGAACAGGTCCGGACGCTCGGAAAGCCGGCCGTCACCCAGGTAGACGGCGCCGTGGTTGGTGCGCTTGGCCAAGTGGTTCATCAGGATCACGTCCCCACGTTGCACGGTTTCTCCAGCGGCCAACGGTCGGAAGCCTGCTGCGGCGAAGTTGTCCAGGTAGACCTCCTCATCGCCCTCCCACCAGCCGTCAGCGCGGTGGAAATCAGGAATGGATATCCCCATCTCCCGCGCGTGAAAGTCGCGGATCACGCTGTAGCAGTCCAAAACGCCGTGATGGAATGTGCGTCCCAGCAGCGGCGCTTGATAGCCCGTAGGGGAAAACGCCTCGATGGCAAGCGCTTGGGGCGCGTCCTGACCAATGTCCTTGCGCACCTCGACGATGTACCAGGGCATCGCCCCTACCCGCTCGGCCATGGCCTCGCAGGCCACCAGATCCGCCTCCGATGGCGAGGCCGTGTTATCCGGGTGCGAATGGACAAAGGCCACTACTGCGCCCATATCCTCGGCCGCGGCCCAATCCTCGGGGCGCGTTACGAAGCCGGCCTCCGGCGCATCGGCCACGTTCCGGCCGCGTGCATAGATTTCGCGGCCGTCGGAATCGGACACGACGAAGCCAACACATTCCGCGGGATACGCCTCCTCGGCGTGGCGGCGCATGGCTGCGAAAGTTGCTTTCTTCATGCTATCGAACCCGATCAGCAGCGGGGAACCCGCCAAAGTTGATGACAGCCGCCACCGGCTCCACGCCCTGCTCTGCCCCGAAACGAAGCTGACACGAGCGCACCAGACCGGCGCAGTTGTCCTGGTCTGGGCTGGATACGGGCCGGTCTTGGCCGTCGAAATATGCGGACCCCGTGTACTGGCAGTACGGGCCGCGATAGCCACCTATCCATTTCCACGGGCAGATGGTCGCCACGATCTGGCGCCCTGGTAGCTGGCGCCCATCGAACGCCAGGCCCGTCGCAAGCTCGAACTCAACCACCTCGGGCGTTTCGTTCAGCTTCTGTTCGACCAGCCAAACCTCAAGCGGCAACTCCTCGCCGGGGTCATAGTTAGGGTTGCCGTCCGGAAAGTTCGCGGGGTCAAGATACTTGGCGAGCGTCTCGCGCACGGTCAACACGCAGCCCACAAGATCGTCCATGGCGATACACAGCGAGGAGATCACGCCGGCGATCGGCTCGCCGTTCTCATCCTCACCGATGTTGCCGACGGAGAGGGTTGGCGACGGCTGGGACGCTTCGCCCGTACGCTGAAAATCGCGGGCTTCCAACGCCCAGGGCGTGTACTCCTGTCCCTTCCAAAAGATCGGGCCGCTTTGGTTGTAGTTGTGAAAGCGAAGGACCGGCCCGCCCTGGTTGCTGGTGTCCAGCTCAAACAGGCGCACCGCATCCCCCGGCTCCAGTTTCTGGATGTCGGTGATGATGCTCACGAGGGGATTTCCTACAGATGGTTGCCCGGTCAGGCTTTGATGCTGCCGGCGAGAATGAACAGCGCGTCCAGGTCCGCCGACGTGAGGCGGAGACTGTCCGCCACCGCCTGGAGCATTTCGCTGTCGCGGTGGAACTCTTGAAGATCGTCCCAGGCGCGCCGGTATATCGCGGGCGTTTCCGGGCTAGAAATCACGCCCTCCGCCGCCTCGAAAAGCGATCCACCTCCGTGGGGCGTCTGCCACATGGCCTCTCGGCCTTGAAAGCGGCTGACCACCTGCGGGACGTATGGCGCGGTCGGCTCCGGCGGGGGCAATTCCGCCGCAATAAGCGTCACTGGCACGTCTAAAACCTCGCCGTGCGCGGTAGTGAAAACCAGCGCGCCGCCGGAGTCGGCAACCAGAACATCGTCATCAAATTGCCAGTATTGTCCGGTTTCCGTGTCTTTGAAGGTTTGCATTATCGATACTCCGTCCACGAGGAAATGCTCGCGGAAGACGCCGCGCAAATATACGTTGCCCCCGCTGGGATGATGAGCGTCAGGCCCACCGCTGCACCTGATGTTGGGTGCGTAGACATGCCGCAAAAAGCCCCGTTTACGTTGGCCGAGAGGTTCCCAAATGCCGCCGTCAGGTCGCCTCTGATATACGCGATGATGGGGCGCCCCGTGGTGTTCGTGTAATTGACACCTGAAGCGCGCGACGCGAGAACGTTTTGCAAGGTCTGACCCACGCCAAGGGTCTGCGCCATCTGACCCGTAAGCGTCGAAATCTGACCGGCCATCGTCGTGCTGTCAGCTTGTCGCGCTACCTCTTGCCACGTCCCCCAGGTCGCCGACGTACCAAAGCGAACGCGAACAAATCGACGGATCACGCCGCCGGTGCCGTTGCGCGTCGTGTATGTCTGCGTGATTTGCAGATTTCCGGTGCCGACGGCCTCTACCTGCAACGTTCCGGCCAGCAACACCGGCCAGTTAAGCGCGGCGGTAGCCTGCGCGTCCGAATTGAGAAAGTAGAAGCCCGGGAAAACGGCCGTGTTTGCGTCCGTCCCGGCGGCAAGCGGTTCACAAAAGGCATGCTGATGCGCCAGTCGGACATTCCCGTCCAGCGTGGCCAAACCGCCGGCTGCGCCTAGCAACGACGAGCGCAAAAACTCCTCCCAGGCGGACCAAACGCCACCCACCAGAGAGCGGAAAAATTGCCGGTTCCCGTTGCTGCCGATATACACCTGATTGACGTTCGTACCGGCAGCAGCACCGGCGGCCGCTTCGCAGTACACCAGCAGCCAACCGGAGTTTGCAATGGGGAAATTCGTACCGCCGGCGGCCGTGGATGACGCTGAGATGGCCCACATCCCCCGGTTGGCGTAGTTGTTCAAGTTCGCGCCGGCTTCTACACGGCCCAGGTAGGGCAGAGAGTTGCCGGCGGTGTGGACCTCTTGCCACGGCGACCATGAAGTATTGATTGCCATCCGCCAGTATTGGCGCGCGCCGGCCGTGGGGGAAACTGGGCCCGTAGAGGCGACCGTGTACCGTTGAACGGTCTGCCCGGACACTCCGGTCCCCTCTACCGAAAGAATCCCGCCAGTTGCCTGCGGATAGTTGGTGCCCGCCTGCGCGCCGGCGGTGGATGCCTGGCGATAGCTGCCGGGCAGTTGATAGTTGTTCAGATCATGGGCAGTTGCGGGCAGCGTCTGCACCGCCGGAGCCTGACCAGGCAGGAGGCGGCCATCAGCGCCCAGCGTGGCAAAGCCGCTTGCCGCGCCGAGCGCGTTGGCAATGGTGTCCATGTTCTTGTTGTGCTTGGCGAACGCATCGCGGGCCGGATCTCCAGTGCCGTCGTTGGGCGCTGCGCCAATGTTGATTTTCACAAGCGAATCCACGGTTCCCCCTACGGTTTAAATACTTGCTGGAAGGTGGCGGACACTCGGTAAACGTCCCCGCCTATGTGGGCCAGGTTGAAACTCGGCGCCTCATACAGGCCTTCTTCGCCGAGGGGCGGAGTCCAGAAGAACGATCGAACGCCGGCATGCCTGCGCAAAAATGTGGCCACGGCTCGCATTTCCTGCCTGCTGCCTGCGAACGTGAGCGGCCAGGACTGGACCTCAGTGTTGATGCCGTCGCCGACCACCTGGCGATAGCCGTCTCCGAACTGCGCGGTCAGCCGTCTGAATGTGACGCTGCCGGTAGGCTCGCCCGTGGCCCGCCATGAAAATCGTTCAGTCATCAGGACCTCCCATTCCTGGCGTTCCAAGCCGCACCACCCTGCCGATGTGAGCGATCCACGACACGTTGCGCGACTACTTCCATCTGTCTGAGCATGTCGCGCCCGAGGGCATCGTCATGGCCGGACTCGCGTGACTCGCGCCCGCCGTCGCTAAAAATCACTTGGTTGGTGATCTGGTAATTGGCCCCGGCCCCAGCAGAGCCGCCAGTCGCGCTGTTCTTCAGAGGCGTGACGTAGCCGCCGTTCTCACCGCTCATCAGGTACGTTTGGCCTCCTTCGGTGTACAACTCGGGACCCAACTCCCTGACGCGGTAGAGCGAATTTGCTGCCGTTGGACCGCCAGAAGCGCGACCACCAGACAGGTTCCAGCCCGTCATGCCGTCTGTGTTGCCCACAGCCGCCATTCCGGTGCCCTGGTAGCTTGCCCCGGCCGATATGCCGCTGGTCGCCGCTCCTGCAAGCAATCCAGCGAAATTGCCTACCATCCCGACGATCGCCTGGCGCGCCGCAATCCTGGCCAAGTCGGCAATTACGGAAGTGGCGAAGTCCTTGAACGAAAGCTTCCCGGTCGTCACGAAACGGACGATTGCGTCCTCCATGCCTTGGAAGGCGTTGGAAAACAACGCTTTCGTCTGCGCAGCCACGTTGGCCGCCGAGTCTTGGTAGTTCTCGAGAGCGGAAGTGGCGCCGTTCTTCCAATTGCCCTGCGCATCGCGCACCTCGTCGAAATACTGCTGCTGCATCGACAGGCGAAGATTCAGGTGTTCCTGCAGGAGCGCTGTTTGGCTCTGGTAGGTTTCCTGTGAGATCTGACCGGACGCCATCGAGCGGTCAAACTGCGCCTGCTGGCGCTGATAGTCCCGCAAGATCACCTGGCGGGCACGAAGCTCCTCCTGCGCGAGGTCACCCAGCCCCACCCCAGCCACCTGGTCCGCATACTGCTGCTGCTCCAGGTCTCGGGTCGCGGCCAGGCTGGCGCGCAGAGCTTCGACTTTTGCAGTCTCCTGCTTGGTGCGCAGTTCCTTCTCTGCGGCCACATTCAGATCAAGTTGGCGGCGCAGCAGATCCTGCTGAGCGAGCAGACTCTTTTGATCCGCTGTCAGGACCTTCTTGTCCTTCAGATCTGCGATCTGCTGCTCGAACTCGGCACGCTTCTGGCCCCAGGTGGCAAGTTTCCCCTCGCTGGTGATTTGGGCCTGAAGGGAGGCTTCAGCCTCGCGGTACTGCTGCAAGAGCTTGGTCGCGGCGTCCTCCGTGTACGCCTTGACCGCCGGGTCCTTGTACTTGTCGTTGATCTGATCAATCAGCTTCTTCTGCGTTTCAAGGGACGCGCCGGTGATATCGGCGTCCTTCTTGACCTGGGCAATCTCGCGCTCGCGCTTTTGCTGATTGGTCTCGGTCTCCTTTGCTAGGGCAGACAGACGGGCCGCGGCGGCGATCTTCTCGGCCTCCTGGCGTTTCTGCCAGCCCACAACTGCGGCCTGGTCGGCCTGATCCTGAAGCGCTGCAGCCTCTGCGATCAGCCGATTTTGGCCCCGCTCGAGCGGCTTCGCCCGACGCCGCGCCGCACGTCCGCCATCTCCAACGAATGCCTTGGTTTCGTCGTCTTGAGGAGCCGCGTTATCGCGAAGCTGCTTCAGCTCCGCGTTGACGGTCCTGAGCTGTGCCGTGATCTGGTCGAAGGTCGGCGCCCGGCCGAAACTCTTCATGGCCTCCCACGCGCTGCTGGCCCCCTGCGTGACTGCGTTCCACGCCGTTTCAAGCGTGCCAAGGCTCTCCCGTACTTCTTCGGCCTGCTGCTTAACGGCGTCCGCATAGGTCCGCTGCGCCAGCGCGGCGGCTTCCTGGGTACGTCCTTGGCGCTCCAGGCTGGCGATCTGCTGATAGACCTCCAGCGTCAGAAAATGCTGCTGCTCGTTCAGCGCGGCGATCGCCTCGGCGGGCTTGCCGCGGAGCGTTTCAAACTCCTGCACCGTGTCGGCAAGGGCCTTGCCCGTGACACGGTTCATCGCGACAGCCGCCTCACCGACCGCCTCGATATTCTGTCCGGCAATCTTGCCAGAGCCGGCGATCAGATTGAGCGCGTCCACCGCCTTGCCGCGAGCCCCAGCCACATCGGCGATACGCGTGGCGAGGTTCGACATGCCCGCCGCAGTTTGGCCTACCGCGTTACCTGTCAGGATCAGCGTCTTGGTGAACTCGGGCTGCTCGCCTTTGCTCGCGACGACAGCGGAGGTAAAGAGCGCCACAGCGCCGGCTGCGACCGTCCACGGGTTCACCAAACCCATGATCGTGGAGCCCAAGGCACGCGCCGCAGGCACGATGCCACCGAACATATCCTTCAACTGGCCGCCCTGCTGGAGCAACACCGTGAGGGGCTGCTGGCCGCCCTGCAAAGAAACCACAATGTCCGTGAGCTGCGCCGGCACGCCGCGAAGCGCTGCAGCCTGCTGTGCGGCGCTCACCCCGTACTGATTCATCTGCTTGGTTGCGCCGGCTGCGGCCGCCCCCGTCGCCGACAGCTTGGTCTTGAGTTCGTCCAGAATCGACGTGGGCACGCCGCGCAGGGCAGCGTTGTAAAGGATCTGCTCCTTCCTCGTCATGCCGATGGTGTTGGCCTGGTTCACCAGGGCGTCAACGCGGCGGCGCTCAGCGGCTGCCAGCTTTGTATAGTCCGCCTGCGCGGACTGAGACATGTCGCTGGTTCCCCGCTTGGCCGACGCAATCGCGGCGTCGAACTGCGAGGTATCGACGACGATATCTAGTCGCGCGGTGCCAATGCTTTCCTGTGCCATGTTCAACTCTTATGGAAGATTTCCAGGGCCGCCCGCTCGATGATCCGAAGAACGTCCATGATTTCCTGCTGCTCCGCCCTGGGAAGCTCTTGACGGTCCAGGTCGTGATACAGGACCCCGTAATCCAGCCCTATCGGCCCTCCCGCCCCCACACGCCACTGCGTGTAGTTGCGCGTGAACAGGTTGAACGCCGGCACGTGCTCCGGCCAGAGTTCGGCGCAAGGCCGGGGAAAGTCGCTGAGCTTTAACCCGGCCTTCGCTAACGTTGCGGCTGATGGCGGCTCCCAAAGGAACGCCGCCACAGCCTCCGTCAGTTTTTTTTGCGCTCGACCCGGATGGCGTCGTTGAAAGCGCTCGCGATCGCCAGATCGGCGCCGGGCTGATGCTCGCAGAGCAAGTCGATCGACTCCTCGCTCACCGGCATGTCAGCGTCCCACTTCTCGATCAGCAGGAGCAACAGGTCGGCGGTCGTGATTTCACCGGCAGCCAACTGCTGCATCAACGCGTCGTACTCTTTGCCGGTCTTGTGGCGGTACGTGACGTTCAGTTGCTGCTCGCGCCCCTGGCCGATGATGGTGATGCTGGCGTCGATGGTGGGGTTGGATTTGATCTTGAACGTCATTACGCGGCCTCGTAGCGGATGGGATCGGCGATGAGGGAGAAGACCGCCGTGTTCTGCAGGTTCTCGTTCACTTGCCCGACGGGGACCTTGTTGAACGAGGGATAGGCGTAGTAGAAGAGCGTCGAGCCGTTGGGCAGCACGCCGCGCACGACGACGGGCTCGCGCAGGCGGTCAGCCTCGATCAGCGCCGCATACCAAGGCTTGTCCGGGTCGTAGTCCAGCGAGACCGTCATGGTCATCGCGTTCTTGAAGGTCGGCTTCTGGCGCTGGCGGCTGGTCGGATCTTCGACGTACTGATAGTTGAAGAACTGCTGGTCGCCGCCGGCCATCACCACGTCGCGCACCTGGTCCAGATCTACCCAGGAACTGACTTCCTGATAGGAGCCAGCGCCCCCGCCTGCCGGGAACAGGACGGTGCTCGTGGTGTCCACGCCTTCCAGCTCGAAGCTGTCGGCGTCTGCGTTGGCGCTGCGCGCCACGGTCTCGCTCAGATTGGTCCACGCCGATTTCAGAACCAGGATGGAGCCGTCTTCCGGCGGGGCAACCGCGGAGGCAACAGCCGGATTTGCATTGGAGATGGCCGAGATGGCGGCGGCCGCGGCGAGCGCCGTCGAGATGGAATACCGCGTGCCGTTGATGAAGATGGAAGACATTTGTGTTCCTCAAATGAAAAAACCCGGCGCGCGGCCGGGTTCGATGTAGAAGCGGGGGGAAAGGTCAGGAGGGAAGGAACCAGATACCGAAGTCCTGGCGGGTGCCGTACTTCTTGATGGCCTCTTCGTAGAGGCTGATGGGCGAGCCATACGGCTCAACAGCAGGAAAGTCGCTTTCACACAAGGCGGTGCCAATCTGGTCCGCGATGTCACTTGCCTGCGCCCGCGTGGCGGCCCACACGAACACCTGCACGCGCTGATGCCGCTTCTCGCGGCGCTTGCGCTCCACGTACCACTGTTCTTGCCCGCCGGCGCCTTGGTAGACGATGAGCGGGAACACTGGCTTGTCGGGCGTGACATCCGCATAGACCCGATCCTCGACCAGCACGCCAAGCAGAGCTTTCAACTGCGCCTCAAGCGTCATCACTCACCTCCTGCCCCGCGAGAAGCGCGGGCAAGCGTTGCCGCCCCCGCTGAATCATTGCTGCCTGCGCGCGTGCCGACGCGGCCTCATACGCCGGCCGCAGGAACGGATAGGCAGGCACCCACTTTGGCGTTGCAAGCTTGCGCCGTTTGTCAGTGACATAGCTGCCGTCTGGCTTGCGAACCACGGCATAGATCTGCCAGTGTCCGAACTCCACCAAGTGGCCGTGCGGTGCCTTACGCTTGTTCCAGGTGACGGCGTACTGGACTTCCTGCTCTGTCGAGTACCGCTCCCGGAAGGCAAGGTAGATGGCGGCGCCCAGAACCCCGTTATGCGTGTTCACCCGCGCTTTGGCCTCATCCCGAAGCACCTCACCGCCCGCAACGGCCATAGAGCGCGCCAGGCTGACCCGGGCGGGTCCTAACAGCCGATCCAAGCCCGCAGACCAGCCGGAGGTGTCAAACGTCGCCTGCAGCCCCTTAGCCATCGCCGCCACCCTGTTCGCAGATCACGTCCGTCCATTCACGGCCCGCCAGATCCATACGAACGTTCTTGATGTCGAATGGGTCGCCAACCGGGACGCCGTCTTCGAGCTCGAGCAGGCGCATGCCCTGGTCAAGCCCGCGGCGAAAGCGGATACGAAAGCTGTAGGCGTTGATCGACGCCCCCACGTTCTCCTGGTTGCGCGTGATGGAACCCATCCCGGTCTGGCCGCGAGGGTCGGCCCACACGGTGGCCACTTCCACCCATGCGCCATTTGGCTGGCCCGCTTCATCCGTCCCGGTCTCGCGGCGTTCGATTCGCACGAGGCGGCGCAGGCTTCCAGCAGCGATGCTCATACGCCCAACCCCACTCGGTTAGGCTGCAGGAGCGCCTGGGCGCCGACCGGCAGCGTGCGAGAGTCGGGGCCTTCCTCGCGGTTTCGGTACAGGCTGCCGGCGATCAACAGCACGGCGGCACGGATTGCAGGGGTCACCACCATCGGATCGTCGCCCGCAGTTCCCGTCAGGACTGCCGCAGCCAGCGCGTCCGCAGTCGGGTACACGCGGCGATTCAGATACGCCTGCGCGTTCTCTTCCGCCGTCGATCCGTAGACCTCGAGCAGAGGATCATCCGTGGAGTCCGCGCGGCAGTGCGAGCGCAGCAGTTCGATGGTGACCAGTTCCATTCATGCCCCCGTGGACGAGATGGCCGCTTGGATCGCCTCCAGGACCGACTTGCGCGCCTTGCCGGACTGCTCAGCAGCCAGAAGGGACGGCAGCAGGGCCGGATCAGCGATTTCGGCGAGTGCCCCGATGATCTCGGGCGCGTTCTGCGACAACAAGGCAGTGTGATCTGCTGCCGGCGGTGCGCCCGCCCCCTTGTTCTCCGGCGGCGGGTTCATCTTGTTCTGCGGCGCCGGCGCGGCCTTGTCTCCCACCTCGGCGATCAGGCCGAGCCGAAGCAGTTCTCGCGCTCGTTCGCCCGACACATCGATCGGGCGCCCGCGTCGCTGGTATTCGCTCCCGTTGAGGAAGCCTTTGCGTGCGATAAACGACATGACTTTCTCCTGTTGAGCGGGCCGCGGCTGAGCCCGGCCCGCTCATCTGCTGGCGCCGCCTTACGGCGTGGTGTCGGCAAACTCGCCGTGGACGAACGACTCGGGGCGGTACACCGCCATCGCCAGGCGTTCCTCGGCGCGGATCGTCACCATGTTCTTGCGGAAGTTGTCGCTGTCTTCCGTCGACACTTCCACGGCGGCGTCTTCACGGTCGAACACCTGGGCGGCGATGTTGAAGGCCCCGACCAGAAATTCGCCTTCCGGCACCGCCGTGGTGTCAACCACAGGCAGCTTCCACATGCGCGGCATTCCGCCTTCCACGACGTTGACCCAGATGTATCGGCCTTGCTCGTCCTTCTGGAGTTCGATGTCGGCCCAGTCCACCGGGTTCAGCACGATGCCGCTCGCGCGGTATTCAGCCACGCGCACCTGCAGAATCGCGCGTCGCAGCAGGTCGATCTTCGTGTCGCCGGCCTGGCGCAGCGCTTCGTTGAAGGGCGTGGCCTGGGGAATCAGCCCCAGCAGGTTCTGTCCCGTGCCATCGCCGGCCAGGATTTGGTTTTCCTCCACGTACTTCAGCCCGAAGATCGCGCGACCGTTGATGTAGCTCTGCAACAGCGGGATGTCTGCAAGGACCTGCTTGGAAGCCAGGAACCAGTGAGCGATCGTGCGAACGGGGGTCTGCTTCAGTTCGAACGACAGGTCCGATTGAGGCTTGAGCGCCGTTTCTGCAACCGGCGCCGCCATGTTCTGGAAACCCGATTCCTGGACGAACTCGACCGAGTTCGAGCTGGTCCGTCCCGGCATGATCAGGTCGCGGATCGTGAACGGGCGGTCGGGGCCCGAAAGAATCCCGGGCAAGCGCGTGGGCTGGATGGCTACGCCGACGCCCCCGGTGCCGGTGGTCGAGCTGGTGATGCTGGTGACCGCCTTGACGTTCATGCGGGCAATGCCGCGACCCTTCGCGGCCAGGCCGGTGAAGTCGTCGGACTCGGTGAACTGCTCGCCGATGGACTTCTGAGCCTGGTCGTCATTGGCAGCGCCCCGGCGGGCGAGCTTCTGTTCGACCTCGACGAGGCGTTCCGTCAGAGCGATACCGCTCTTGGACAGCGTTTCCAGGATGCCCTTGGTGTCGTCCAAGACCTTGCCGTGTTCCTTGATTTCGGACGAAGCCTTTTCGGCGAACGCTTTGATTTCATCGTCGCGATCGTTCAGCGCCTTGACCAGGCTCTTCAGTTCGAGGGTGTCGTCCAGACGCCCCGCGTTCTCGGCCGACTTACGGCCGAACTCGTGCTTTTGTGCCAGATTGGTATAGCGGCCCATTTGATTACCTTTAAAAAGTCGGGAGTTGAAGCCGGCCGATCTGCTTGATCAGTCCAGCGGTTGCTTCTTTCGCCTCGCCCCCGGACTCGCTCCGGTCAAGCAGGTGTTTCAGTCCACGGTTGGCGATCACCGCAGACTGAGATTTCGAGAAGCCTGCCTCGCGCAGGAACCGCTCAAAATCCGGAAGGTCCGGCATGCCCCCGTGGGCGATCCGGGCCTTGATTGCGTCAACGCGTGCCTCCTCGTTCGCGGGCGCGGTCACGATGGAGATTTCCACCAGATCCAGGCGCTTGAGCGTGCGGATGCGCGTCTTTTCGTCGTAGCTGTCCTCGCGCACGTAGTAGCCGATGGACAGCCCCGTGATTGCGCGCGTCTTCATGCCGCGGTATGCGGTCTTGGCGTAGGTAGCGTCATCGAGCCAAAGCTGGCCGGTGCCGTGCAGCCCGTGATCGTCTTCCTTCAACTGGTCGATGTCCCAGTTGCCGATGGGTTCGCCGCTGCGGTGCTGCCACAGCACCGGAAACGTTCGCCCCTTCGCGCGCGTTTGCTCGATGCTGTCCGCGAACGCGCCCGGGGCGACCACCTCGTTGTACGAATCGACGACGCCAAAGACCGAGCCATAGCCAGAAAAAAGGCCGTCATCCTGGACGGCCTTTACGTCGTAATCGAACGAGCGGATGTGCATCGCTGCGTCTTTGCGCTTCATGTCTTGTCCTCAAATGTCGGAAGGCCCAGCCAGGCGGAGAACGCGGACTTGGCTTGTTCCGCGCCGGCTGTCTCGCCGAGCTTGTCGATCGGCAGCAAGTTGGATTGCACGGTCAACACATCGGCATTGCCGCCGCGCGCCGGCAGGTTCTCCTTTAGCCGGCAGTCATCGCGCGTGTAGATGCCGTTCTGCGTCATGACGGAATAGAACGCCGCGCGCGCCGCACTGTCGGCCCGCAGCAGGCCTTCGACGTTGAACTTGGCGAAGTACTGCGGCCGTTCTGCCGGCGCCAGCAAGGATTTGCGGATGGACTGCTCGATGCGCGTCAGCCAAGGCCGGAGCGAGAACGACAGGAACGCGATCATCTGTTGTTCGATCCCCGTTCCCCAGCTACTTGATTTCTCGGTGTGCCCGACCATCCAGGGCGGCACGCGGAACCAGCGGCAGATCTCCTCGACGTTGAACGCGCGGGTGGCGAGCAGTTGCGCATCCTCGGGGTTCATGGGCACCTGCTGGTACTTCATGCCAGCCTCGAGCACCATCGTTTTGCCCGAGTTCATCGCGCCGGCGAACTTGGCCGACAGGCTGTCGCCCAGCTGTGTGCGCTGGTCCGGGTTCAGGATCTTGTCCGTGGATAGGACGCCCCCCACATTCAACCCATTGGCGAAAATCTTGGCGCTTGCCTCGTCTGCCGCCAGGGATGCCCCGATCACGTTGGCGCCGTACCGGATCGTGGACATACCCAGCAAGCCGTCCAGGCTGAAGGCGGCGATATGCCACATTCGCTCCTCGGGAATCACCCGATGCGTGCCGTCTATGTCGTTGTACCGGTACTCGATCGATCCATCGGCCAGCCGCCGGACCTGCATCCGCCACGGATAGAGCAGATCGATTGCAATGACCCGCCCCTTGCTCATTCGCTTCTCGGCGAAGGAGTTGCCCCACAGCAGTAAGCAAGCAACCAGCACTTCCCAGAACTGCACCGAAGTCATGTCGGCGTTGGGCTGGTGGCGCAAAAGCGCATACAGCTCCATGTTCGTCGCCTCAACCGCTTCGCGCCCTTCCCTGCGGTACAAATCGAATGGCAGCGTCGCGATCGTCTCCGCCAGTAGCCTGACGCAGCTCCAAACGGCCGACAGCGTCAGCGCCGACTGAGCCGTCACCGCCTTGCCGCTGGCAGATCCTCCGCCGCCCCATGCGGCCCAGAATGAAGTGTCCGTCAGTCCAAACTTGCGTCCGATCCAGTCGCTTACGCTCGATTTCACGCCGTCCGGCGCCGCCGACCTGACGGCCGGAGCAATGCTGCGGGCCAAAACCTTCGAAAACGAGCTATTGGCCATGCGTCACCCCTCGGATGCCGCGAAGCAGGTAGATCGCGACAACAAAAGTCACGACCGCCCCACTGATGAGGCACCAACCAGGGCCGGCCAGCAGGTATACACCGCCGGCGAGCATGGCAACGCCTGCCAGGAGCAAGAGCACCAGCAGAATGATTGCTGCCTTCATAGATTTATCCGATAACGATAGGGTTTGCGAAGAACCCGTCCAGGCTCTGAAGCCCTCGTGGCTCCGGGTTGAGCGCCAGAAGAAACACGGCATCAAAGAGCGCCATGAGCGGGTCGATTTTTGCGGTGCCGGAGACCTGCTTGTTGATGGCGAGCGCGTTGCCCTGCTGGACGGTCTTCGCATTGCCAACGCACCAAGCCATCAGCGGGCGTCCCCCGTGCAGCATTTCCCGCCCCGCGACCTTGCGCTCAGTTGTCTTGATCGCGCCGTTCAGGCGCCAGCCTTGCGAAATGGCGGTGATCTCTTCCAGTGTGAAATCCCGGCCGGGGCTGGTCAGCTCGTCCACGATGTCGCCGATTCCAGATCCGTCCACGCCGATGCACAGCTTTTCCGGAAGAAGACCGCGATCGCGCACGCGACAAACGATGTCAGCCACTTCGGCAACGTCGTCACCGGGCCGCTCGACAATCCGCAGGTCACCCTGTTTCTCGAAGTCCTGCAGCGCTGGCGCAATCTCGGCTCTGCGTTCGAGGACAATCTTGTGCGCCCAGGCGCGCCCCCAGTGCAGCCAGCGGCGCGTACCCATTTCGCGACCGACCAAGGCGAATCCCAGCAGATCGTCCAAGCCGCCGCCGTCGATGCCGACCACGACCACTTCACAGCGGTCGAGAAACTCATCCAGGTCTGCCAAGGCTGGATCACCTTGAGCCAGCCAAAAGTCGGCGCCGGCCCAGCGGTCTGATCGTAAGTTCAGCCCGATCTGCACATTCAGGTGCTTAGCCAGAAACTTCTGGCTGGACCCGTCGGTTTTGCCGAGGTTCTTCTTAAGTTCGTCTTGCAACCACTCGGCGCTGACAGAGCGACCAAGGTTCGGGTTGGTGATGTAGAAGTTCTCCGGTAGCTGGTATGCCTTCGCCGTTACCATTTCATCCGGGAATTCGTACAGAACCCCCAGCGTCTTCCGATCCTCGATCTTCCCGTCGCGAACATCGCGCCAGTAGTCGAGTTTCTCCTTGAACACCCCCGCAGGCGGATCATCGCTCTGCGTGGTCAGGTAGATCACCCATCCCTCATCGCGGGAGACCTGGCCGCCCAACGCCTCCATGAACATCGCCGCGGCATTCGCTCGCTTGCCGAACACCCACAGCTCGTCCACCAGCACGCGGCCGGACTTCTTGCCCGATACCGTGTCGGTGTCCGCAGCAACGACCTTCAGGCTGTTGCGCGTCACGCGGTGCGTAATGGTTCGGATGTGTTCCTGGATGTGGAACATATCCGACAGCTCTTCATCCGCGCGAATCATGCTCGCTGCGGGCTTAAAGCTGTTGTCGGCGACCTCTTTTGTCGGGGCCAGGATCAGGTGTTCCTCTTCCTCGCGCCAGCACATCACAAGAGCCGTCAGCATGATGCCGGCTGCAATGGTGGACTTCGTATTCTTTTTGCTGATGAGCAGTCCGTACTCGCGGATCAACTGCTTCCCCGTTGCCGCCTCATACCCGCCAAAGATGGCGCGCACAAAGGCAAACACCCATTCTTCGCTGCACTCGCCGAAAGTGGGTTTCCCGGGTAGGTCGACAACGCGCAACTGCTTAAAGATGTTCAGGGCGTATTCGGCCTGGTCTGCAAAGATCGGCGCCGGAATGATCGATCGGCGCTCGCGCAAGCGTGCTGCCCAATCCGGGCATGCGGTTGTCCAGGACATGGCTTAACCCTTCCCAACCACGCGCAAATGGGTGGGCGGTGGCGGCGGTGCAAATCGTCCGCCGCTTGCCGCCTTGTCCGCTGCTTGTTTCCTCGCGTCCTTTTTTCCTTGTTCCCCCATCTTTCCATGTACGTATGGAACCCACGCCTTTGCGGCCTCTACGCGCAGCTTCATGTCCTGCGCGGGATCGTTTGCGACTGCCTTGAGGAACTCCAGGGGATCGGAGTACAGCTTGCCCAGATCCGGGAGCGAAACCTCCTTTCCTGCGGCTGCGGCCTCGTCCTTCAGTTTGTTAACTTGGTTAACACGGCCCAGCGCTTCCTGGACGTCCTTGTCTTTCATCAGCCGGGACGCTGCAACGGCCGCCCCTTTTTCGCTGTAGCCCGCATGGATAGCGGCTTTAGCACCGGACAGGCCCGACTGCAACGCCTGCACAAAGCGGCGCTTTTTGTCGGTTAATGCCATTAACAATCTCGGTTAACAAATCCGGTTAAGGGGAAATTTTCTGCGCATGAGGGAACAGGTGGTTTCCGGAAGGCGATCGCGCCAGACTTTCGACCCGCCCCCCCAGCCTGACGCCCGCGCTGCCCCGCGCCGATGACCCAGAGACCCACGCACAGGCCCCACAGGACGCGACGGCGCAGCCGCTGACCCTTCGGCACAGCTTCGCGGCAGCGGCTACCTACGGCCTGCTGCTGACGTGTGCGGACAGGCCGCGCCTGAACCCCCGCTCGACCATGACCATGTTCGGCGGTACGCCGGTCAGGCGTGCCGCGACAAAGACCCAGGCCAGATACCAGCGGGCCCACCACGCGACGCGAATGGAAAGCTTGACAGTGATCTGTGCCATTTACGTCCGGTTCCTGTATCCCATGTCCTGCCGCGTCTTGACGTCGTGGCATCCGACCTTGCGACCGTGCGCATCTCGCGAGACGCACAGCACCTGCGAGTTCTCGTCGGTATCTGCGCCGTCATCGTTCAGGCTAACCTTGTGGTCCAGCTCGAAACCTTCGGGATACACGGTCAGCGCGCCGCAGTGGGCGCAATGTGGGTCAGCAGACCAGACACGCAACCGGCGTTCTTGCAGCTTGCGGCCCGTCATGCGCTTGGCGCTAGGCGTAGGCGCAGCGGCCAGCCTGGAACCGGCCATTGCAAGGCGCGGCTTGATTGTCGTGAGCTTCATGCCAATTCCCTATGTGATCTTTCCGGGTGCTATCTACTGCACACCGCCCGGCGGCGATGACCGAATCCCACACGCCATGCCCAGCGTGCGGCCCTCGATAGCGAGAGGGGAGTACGATAAGGGCCTGCGAAAACGGTTAAGACTCCCCGCCGCCCTTCAAACGCGTGATGCGGGTCATTTATCTGGTGAGTTGTAGAAGGGAGATCACCGCAATGCGTATCCTGATCGTGGACGACGCCACCGTATCTGCGGAGCTGACCGCCGAATGTTTGATGACGGAACCGGGTGTTTCGGTCCAGATTGCAGGCGACGGTGCAACTGCACTACGCACCATGGCCGAGTTCCAGCCCGACGCCGTTCTGCTCGATGTTGATCTGCCCGACGCGTCGGGTCTCGACCTTGCACCGCAGCTCAAGACAATGAACGAGGGCCGCGCCCCACGGATCATCATTTTCAGCGGCAGCGTGCGCAAATCTGCCCACCATTTTCTGCCGGACGGTGTTGACGCTTGGCTGACAAAACCCGCGCACCTGAGCACTCTACTCGAGTGCATTTTCAGAAAAGCGCGGTCTAAGAAGGATAAAGAGCGCGATTGACGGCGGGTTAATTTGTTTCAATTGAGACTTAGGTTATTAGCGGTAGCGCGCGTACTGTGAAGCGGTGGCATTTGCCACAACGACCCCCAGCACAAGCACAGTCCGATCACTATAAAAACTGCCGGACTCCCTCCGCTGCTGACACCCTGGAACCTGAATGCCTTTCCCCTTTATCAATCAACTCGTCACAAGTTTGCACCAAATAGCCGAGGGACGTTTTTCGCAGAAGGGCGCCGAACTACCGGTCCTAAAGCCATCCCGCACCGCTCAGTCCTTCGTATCGCCCGAGAATGCGACCATCGTGATTGAAGACCCTTGGACCCCAGACAACTATCACTATGCGGGTTAGTGCGCAGCTCAGCCAGTCGATGGCCACGGCGGAAGCGTACGAGGTGAGCACTACGGTTTGATCGGAGTCCGAGTCATGCCACTTGACCACACCAAAAGCACCACTGAGCTAGTCGCAGTGGACCCCAACGGGGTTACATACATAATCCAACGCCGCCACCGGGCAGCTCCCAACAACGATGGGGCCTGGGCGAATTACTACTACTGCTTGCGCGACGGTCAGCCCGTCACGTGGCTCGGTGACAATAATTACCGATTGCCCGACGGAACCGCCATCCTCGCGGTTGAATGCCGTCTGCCGGATCTCGCACCTTTAAATTGAAGCGCTTGGAGCCCAGAGCGGCTGAGGCTCGGGAGCCAGTAGCTCCCTGTGCTCACACGACGATGACGCCAGAAAGATGTGGAGTGGCCTACTGCTTTCGGCAGGCACACTACTTGCCCTTACCTCTGCCATCGTCCGCATCCGGGCGAAACCAGGGAGCAAGGGCATGAAGGAATCGTCAGAGGGCAAAATCTGCCGCGTAGTTCGTACTGATGTGGGCAGGCTTGCCGGCGCGCCGGGCGCCGTCGTAATGCGCGTCGAACACTTGCCCTTAGCGGATGTCCCGCCCGGCGGAAAACCGAACGTGACGGTTTTCATCTTGGACCAGGAACAAGCCTCGACACTGGACGAGCAGCTAATGGATTCCTTCGCTTTGACCGCCACACGCTCACAATAGCGCTTCTGGGCGCGGGCAACAAAAAACCCGCCGGCTTTCGCATGGCGGGTCTCGGTGTACGCACTTATCGAAAGTGACTAAACTGGGCGAACTTTAGCAGAGAAAATTCAACCCTGCAAGAGGTTCAGTCACACAGCCCCTTTGCCGACAGCAGGTCGGCTGCGTACTCCATCGCCAGCGCTTCAACACCCTTCTCCCCCGCGCCGCGCTCGCCCCCCTTCTGCTTGGTTGTCCGCGTGCCATAGAGCCACAGCTTGATCTTGCCGTTGTGGTTCGTGGCAGTTGCGGCGCTCACGTTTGCGCGTTCTGCCGCCTCCGTCAGCTTTATATCCTTGCCGAAATAGCGCGCGACGATGGCGTCTCGTAGGACTCTCGGCGTGGGGTGCGCCGACAGAGCATCGCACGCCGCGGCGTCGGAAATCTCGCGCACCGCTGCCAGCCAGTCATGCCGGTCTACGGTTCCTTGGCAGCACTTGCAGCGATCGGACCGGGGCGCGAAGCGCGCAACGAGAATTGCACGGTAGAGGCGGGGCAGCTTTTCCAGCGCGCGGAAGATATACGCCGCTTGCCCCGCGCCGTCGGTGCCGCCTAGCCCTTTACCGACCGGACCGCCCTGCGTCTCAGCCATACGCGCCATCATGGGTTTGTCGTACACCTGATCCGTATGGTTGTAGGCGAACGTCAGCGCCGCGTGGGCCGTTTTGAAAAGTCGGCTCTGCTGCTCTTCATAGGTCGCAGTCGAGGGGACGCGAGAAAGGGTCAAGGTAGTCATCAGATAATCCCCGGGGAATAAGTCACTTTCGCGGGCAGCATTTCCCGCATCCATTGCATAGCTGCGTCCCATCCCAGGGTGACGGTGTGCCGCCCCCGGACGGGAAAAATCTTGGGGTTCACGTCGTGCGCGTCGACCATCACCATTTCGCCGCGCGCCCCCGTCTGCCTGTAGATCAGTACCGGCACGCCAGCCAGCCCCGCCTGTTCCACGGCCTGGCGCCACCAAGCGGACAGGCACAGCACATTCGCGTGCTTGCATTCGATGCTGATCCCGGCAAAGGCTGGCTCATCGGCCACCACGTCACTGTCACCAGCTTGGTTGCGCACGCGACGGCGCCAGGTCGTTCCGGTCGCGTCGGTCAGCAGGTTGGCAACCTTGCGCTCAAAGGCCGCGCCCTTGTTCCGTTGCATCGCACTCATGCCGCGCCCCCGGCGTCGATCGGCGCGCCCACTGCGGCCTGTGCCATGCCCAGCACCGCCAGGGATGGCACCCGCCCGCCCTTCCGCTGTGCTTCGGCCAGGATGCGCTTTGCCCAGCGGCGGGGATCGCGACCAGAATCGTTCAGGATTGCGCTCGCGCCCATTGCCTTCAGGGCCTTCGCTGCCTCTTCGGGCGTGGCGTGCGTGGCGCCCGGAGCAGGCAACGCGACGGCCGGCGCGGGGATGGCAGCCCAATCGCTGCGGCTCAGTTCCTCCGAAAGCGCCCGCTCCCAGCGGGACTGCATGACCGAGTAACCGCAGTTCAGCAGGTCATGCGAACCGACACGCACAGCGGCCCAGTAAACCGCCGGATGGGTCCATTGCCCCGTTTCGCCACGGCGGCGCGCGGTCATCCCTGCAACGGCGTCGTGAAAGGCGTTCTCCGGGATCAGCCCCGGCCGGCACGCGCGGATGAATTCACCAACGGCGGGCGGCCAGTCGGGGAACATGCGGCGGCACGTGCGCAGCCCTTCGGCCACTTCCTGCGGCGTGACGCGGTCTTCGTCCAGTGCCTCGGCCCACGCAGTCTTCCAGTTTTCGAAGCTCTGCATGTCGGGGAAGTCCTTCAGCCAGCGCCCCCCGTACGTGCCAGAGAGGCGATTCCACAGGTGGTCGATCAGCGAAATGCCTTCCAGCTTCGCCAGCGGCACGGCCCAGCCGGTTCGCTCACTCGTCGATTGTGCGACCGTCGTCATAGTCGGCGCCTCCATGGGTGCGATTGCGGTTTACGTAGTCGGTCGGGTTGAACTTGCCGGGACGCTGCGCGCCCCCAGCTGCGGTGCCACTCGGGGCGAACAGGCCTTGCCAGCTTTTGCCGATGGCGTGTTCGATGACAGCCTCCGGCTTGTGGCCCTGCTCGCGGAAGTTCGCCAAGTCCCTGACCTGCTGCCGGGCGGCTTCCTCGGTCAACGGCTTGCGGAGTTGCACACGGTGCCGCACCCAGCGCCCCCACAGTTCCGCATCCAGCCACACCGGAAGTTCCACGGTCAGCGGGTCGAACCCCCGCGATCGCTTGCGCGCGCCTTTGGGTTTATTGATGGTTCCTTGATGGTTCAATGACGGTTCGGGTGCAGCAGGTTCACCCCGTGACGTCGTCAGATTCACCCCGTCATGTCGTGAGCTGCACCCCGTTGCGTCGTCAGATTCACCCCGTTCGTTACGGGGTGCAGGAGGTTCGCCCCGTCGTTGATCGGCGGAATGTTCCACGCGGGGTGAAGCAGGTGCGCCCCGTGACAGATCCATGTCGTAGCAAACCGGCCGTTGATCCGCGCGTCGGATGTAGGCCGCCACCAGGTCCTGATTGCCGCGCTGGATGATCTGCAAGGCCTCCAGCTCACGCAGCTTGTTCTGCACCGTGCGGCTCGACAGCCCGGTATCCTCGGCCAGCGTCGCCACAGAGGGAAATGCGCCCTCACCCTTCGGCCCGGCGTAGTTCGCCAGGCACAGCAATACGTGGCGCGCCGTGGGATCTTTCACGATCCTCTGCGCAAGCGCCCATGTCATGCCCTGAACGCTCATGACTGTTCTCCATACGAAAGTTGATACCCGCGCTCTGCCTCTTCGGGCCACTTGCCCATAGCGATGATTCGCAAGCGCGTAAGGCGCAAGCCGGGAATGAAATAGGTGAGCTTCTGGGCCAGCGGTGCTGGCGATTGGTCTATGAACCAGTGGCAAGGGCCGCAGCCGAACGCAATGGCCCAGTCGTGCGCCTTGATGCCCTTCCCCTTGCCGTCGCGCAGCAGGTTGGAATGGCAAGCCACAGTGGTATCGGTGTCGCCCTGGCAGTACCTGGGCACGCGCAGCAAGCATTCCTCGCCCTTGGCAAGGTCCAGCAGCGCCTGATTGCGGTAGACGGTCTTGGGCGGCTTCTTGCCCTTCTTGCGCGCCTTCATGGCGGCACGTGGCGGCGCCATCGGCGTTGCGCGCATCATCGGCGCTCCACGTTTCAGCGGCGTCTTCTGCTTGAGGGGTGATCTGCGCATCAGCGACATGCCGCCCCCGTCTGCTTCTTGACCCGCCACCAGGCCGGAAACTTCCATCCGTTCATGTGGCGCTTGACCAACCCGGCCCGCGCGGCGTCGAACAGGAACGAATCCACGGCGCAAGCAGCGGCCTCGGCCCTCGTCGTGCTGGACCAGGGATCGACGGCTTTCATGGCGGGCCGCACGATGCCGCGCAGCGCTTCCAGATCCACCCGGCCGCGCGTGTCGATGATGGCTTGTTTGACCTGTTCCACCGCCTCGGGCGGGACGCGGTAGCCGCGGAACATATGCAGGCAGTCAGCCATAGATGCCGCTCCACTTCACGAACGGCTTGCGCACCGCCTCATGGAACACACTGGCCGCCTGGGCGTTGTGGTCCAACTGGGCGCGGCTGGTGATCCCGCAGATGTCGCGGACGTACTGCGCCGCATGCTGGCTCGCCGACACGCCATCAGGGGCGGCGCCGATGCGGGACACAACCCACCGCTGGAACTTCGCGCCGTTGCACATCATTGCGGCCGCGCGCGACAGCGCCGCCCCCTTGCGCTCCGTGGACGGCACACGAGGCCGCACGGGTACACCGGATGTTCCTCGCTGCATCATTGCTCGGCCATCCCGCTAAGGCGGCGCGCCACGCCTGCGACCGCTTCCATCAGGGCGCGGCCGGCAGCATCCACGCGCTGCATTTCCTGCTCGTCAACGCCGCCATCAGCGAGGGCGTCATACACCTCATGACCGAACTTGCCATGCGCAATCATCAGCGCCGCGACCTGCTCCAGCACCGACATGTCGCTCTCGCCGCAAGACTCGGGCGCCTTGACCAGCAGATAGCCGTTGCCATGTGCGAAGGCCGCCAGGATGCGCACATCCCCCGTCATTCGCACAATGCGGTCGGCCTCGGCCAGCGTCAGGTGATGCGTGGTGTTGTTGGGGTTGACCTTGTTGCGCAGCACGGCAGGCGACATGCCGATGACCGCCCCCAGCGCCTCGCTGCCGCCCTTGTAGTCATGCACCGTCAAATCGGCCGCAGTGGTGATGTTCATATGTGAATTTCCTGAACGTATCTATTGCTGAGCAGCGGCCTTACGATGCGCTGCATGGAGAAACGAAATGCGCCCTACACGTCCAGCGGCCCAACCTGGATCCGATCGTCAGCTTCGGCTAGCTCGGCTTGATCGGGTGTGTCGGAGGGCGCTGGCTCCGCCGGTACGTTGAAGAACCACGCCGCCTCCTCCGCCGTGGGGCGGCGGGCCGCAAGGCGGGCTCCAAAAGTCATTGGAATTACGCTAGGCATGGGAGATCTCCCTGAGGGGCGGCGGCGAGAAGAGATCAGGCCGAAGCGCGCGAAGGTATTGCCTGCGGGCTTTCGGGATGCCCACTTTCCGCCACTGAGATACCGCCTGCGGCTCGCATTCACACACCTTCGCTAAGGCGACGGTTCCACCAAAGGCGTCAATAATTCTGTTGTCTGGGTGTCGATGGTCCATAAGGCGTATGGAACCATACTTACATCTGTTAAGGCAAGCATTCTTACACGCAAGTATGGAAGAATCCTTACATGAACACTTTCGGTGATCGGCTCAAATTCGCCTTGAAACTGCGTGGAGTAACCGCAGCCGCGTTGGCTCGCCACCTCGGCGTGGCGCCGCAGGCGATCTACCAGGTGCAGTCAGGAAAGTCAGGCGCGATGAACGCTTCGAACGCGGCCGCTGCCGCGGAATTCTTGCGCGTGCCTATTCGTTGGTTGACTGACGGGGAGGGGCCGGCCCCATCGGACGCTGCGTCGACGCCCCCCCACGTGCCAGCACCGGAAAGCGTGCAACAAAAGCCCTTTGACGCGAACGTCGTGCCCGCCCCTATTGGAAGCCGACGGATCCCATTGCTGAATTACGTGCAGGCTGGCGAGCTGACAGAAATCGGAGCGTCATTCTCTGGCGAAGCGATGGAGTACCTTTTGACCGACTTGCGCCTGTCGGACCATTCGTTTGCTCTTGAGATCCAGGGCGACTCAATGTCGCCGGAATTCCGCCCCGGTGACCGAATCATCGTAGACCGCGAAATCTGCCCTCGGCCAGGGGATTTTGTCGTCGCGCGCAATGGCGGGTTTGAGGCGACCTTCAAAAAGTATCGCCCCCGCGGCATAAGCCCAACGGGGGGCGATGTGTTCGAACTAGTCCCATTGAACGACGACTACCCTACCCTTTATAGCGATCGGCAGCCGCTCATTGTCATCGGGACCATGGTAGAACACCGGAAGTACTATCGCCGGTGAACGAGGAGCCGTGCGAATTAGAGTTCTGAACCGCAAAGCTGGAAGACCCTTTTCATGGCTTTATCTGCTCCGGTGATGGGTATCTCGGATTCAGTCACTGCGAACTCATAGCTGTACTGCTGGATCAGAAGACGCTCCCCTCCGACAAGGCTCCGCGCGAAAGCCTGCGCCTTGGCCTCGTCAAACTCCACAGCTCCATTCTTCACATACTCCCACTTGGCGTCTTGCTTCGGGTGCTTGTCCAGCCTATACACGAAGGGGCGTGTACGACCGCGCGTCTCCCCTTGGAAAGGGCCGTGAAACTGGATATAGACTCCGTGTCCAGCTTCGTCGCACTTCACAATCACGTACACGGGGCGCCCGTCGAGGCTTTTCGCGGCAGCAATCCCCCTCTTCGTGTCATCCATCTTGTTGACCATTTCGGTCACTTCCCACGCGCCGAACTTCTCTTTCACCTCGGCCCCATTTACTACGAACCCGATGCACAGGGCGCCGACGCCGGCGAGCACTTTAGCCTTCACTTCATCCTCCTTCATCTAAATATCTGGTACGACCTTGTAACAGATCGGAAGTCGGCTTTCAAAAGCGCTTGAGCTATCCGGAGCAGAAAACGCGCGCTCCGTCATGAAAGAATACTTGACACTCTCCCGGCTGAATGTAATCATGCTTCCATATCGCTCTTTAACAACCGAGGCCGCCCGCCCCCGAGAGGGAGGACGGACGAAACAGGACAACCAACTAGGCGCCAGCGCGCCCCCGGTCCCTGTGTGCTTGGGCTTCCGCGCCCCAGCAACGCCCAGCCGGGCGTGGCGACGATAACCCCGGCATGAATTCCGATTCCGCTGAAAAGCGGGTTTCGGCCAGCGCTGCGAGTCAGCGCTTACCGAAGCACTCCCCCATCCAGCGCATGCCCGCGCAAAGGAATCCCATGGAACTGAAAGTCAGTATCGACCTGGAAGCAGTTGTCGCCCAGGCAGTCGCTCCTGAAAAGCTCCAGCCCATTCTGGACAAGCACATCACCGAAGCAATCACCAGCGCCATCAGAGACGCAACAGGCTATCGCAGCAAGTTCAGAGAGGCCGTTGAAGCGCAGTTGGTCGAGGCGATGCCTCACGGGCTCCGTCTCGATGACGTGGCGAAGTTCCAGCATGTGCTGAACGCGGCGCTGCAATCTGCTGTACACGGGCAAAACTCAGAAGCTGTGTGCGCAGCCCTCGCCGAAGCAGCGAAAGCCGCCCTTCCGGAAGTGCCTCCCGTCGTCAAGATGTCGGAACTGATGACCGCCGCACGCGAAGGCATGCTGTATTCCGATGAGCGGAAGGCCTTTTACGCCCATTTCGAACAATCAAGTTCCGGTGGCGGCTGGCTGTACCTGGACGAAAACGAAAAGCCCGGCAAGGGCTACGGCCTTGACGGTGGGAAGTACAGCGCGAAGTACCACCTCGCGTTTCAAAAGGACGGCAGCGTCTATGCCTTGCGACTCGGCGAGCAACAGATCACACCAGCGAGCCGGCCGGACGTCATCAGCTATTTCGACGCAATGCTCATGTCGATGTACGTCGGCCGCACCCGCCTGGAACTGGACATGTCCCCCGATGATGTGGAGTCGGCAGCTTCCGAGCAGTACGACGACTGATCCCGAACCCGAGGAAACGACCATGATCGACCTGAAGCCCTTCTGCGGGCGCGACGATCCCCGCGAGTTCTTGAATCATCCGTGGCAGGAAGATGGCGCGACGTATGCGTCCAATGGCCATATCGGGATTCAAGTTGACGTAGTTCAGCCCGATGCCCCCGCAGTCAGCGCGACGATGGCGGGCCGGATTCAAAAGCTGCTCGCGGAAGCCCGCGCCAACACCATCCCGCTCGATATCAAATTCCCCGACGTAGCGCCGAAACCTTGCCCGCGCTGTGAGGGCAGAGGATTCGTGATTGCAGTCGAATGCGATGAGTGCGAGGGCGATGGATGGTTTGAGCATGGGTCGCACAACTACGACTGCAAGGAGTGCAACGCCTCGGGTGAGATTGTGCAGCCTGCGGGCCGGGCCGATCCGAAGGCCGAAGAATGCTGGTCCTGCGACGGGAACGGCACCGTCAGCACCCATGTGCATCTACACGCGAACGGGATCACGTACGGCTTTCAAGAGAAGTACCTGCGCCGAATCGCGACGTTGCCCGCCGTTCGCTTGTTCGTAAGCTCCGACAACTCGGCAGCCGCCCGGTTTGACTTTGAGGGCGGCAGCGGCGTGCTAATGCCGGTTCGGGTCTGACAGCTCCGGCTCATGCCCCGCGTGCGGGGTATCGGCAGGCGCTGTTGCCTGGACACCATGGAGGCACCATGTTCGGCGGTAACGATCCCGAAAACACCATCTTCAATCCGAAGCGCAGGCGAGGCCTCGGCCCCGGCTAGACCGCATCGCGTCAATCCCTGAGTTCACGGGCGCAGAGAGCCGGGCGATATCGGCGTGGGTCAAAAGTTGCCCAATGGCTGGAGGAGCACCCACCATCTTTACGCCAGGAGACGGCGCCAAAAGTACAAGCGGCAGTACCTAACCTGCGCCGGGTAAGAGCGCAGGACCATCAAGCAAGACGCCCGACGGCGCCAAACGGTCTTGGAAAGGGTTCATGCCCCCGACCCAGTTTGCGGGCGTCTCCCTTGATGGTGAATGCCATCAACCACCCCACACCCAATCCACGGAGCAATGCCATGCTCGAAGCACTCGTACGCTTCATCGAAGAACTGATCGACGTCTTCAATTTTGGTAGTTCGATCAACAAGTAGTTCTGGGTCGGCCAAAGTCAAAGGGCCGAATCCCTTGTTTCAAAGGATTCGGCCCCACTTGCTAGGTGCCAGCACGCTTGCCTTAGGGCAAGCCAGCCAGTTCTTAAATCGGTTTGATCATTGTCGCCTGAGGACCTTTCTGTCCTTGGCCGGCGACGAACGACACACGCTGGTTCTCTTCGAGAGATTTGTGCCCGCTGCCCTGAATCTCAGAGTAGTGAGCGAAGAGGTCCTTTCCGCCCAGCTCCGGCATGATAAAGCCGAAGCCCTTGTCGTTGTTGAACCACTTCACAATACCAGTTTCAATCTTCAATGTAAGTCCTAGATTTTCCAGGGAAAAGTATCCCTGCACCCACTATGGGTGATTGACGGCCACAAAGATATCGCCGTTTCAAAATGACACATACGCGGACGGGGGCATGGATAGCGATTCGCCCCCCCCGCGCGCCTACTGTCCCGCGCACACAGCTGACCACCGCGCAACTCTGCGCAGACCCCCATGACCATGACTGAAACCCTCGCCTGGGGCCTGGGCCTGCTCGCGTTCGCGCGGCTGGTACTGGCGCCCCTCGGCGACTACCTCTCCCGCCGCTATGTCGCGGCAGACCCCTGGAACCCGACATGAACACCATCAGCGCAAGCGCGCCGCCGGTGCGCCACCGTCACCCCATCACGATCAAGCAGGCGGCCCGCAAGCTGGGCGCCCTGATCGCTCCCCGCGACCACGCCGGCAAGGGCAACTGGAACGACGACGCGGATATCCCGCTGTGGGCATGGCCCGCCAGCCTGGCGCTGGCCGCGTTCTTTTTCTTCTTCCCGCAGATCCTGGGCTGGCTGCTGCGGAGCTTCCTATGAACGGCATCCAGTTCATCGTTCGGGACAGCAGCGGCTGGACGCCGCAAATCGCGCCCCCGCAGAGTCGCCTCGTATGGAAAGACCCCACGCCCAAACCGCTATCTCGTCGGGAAGTGGCGTTCATCCGCAAGGCGCAAGGCTCGCTGCCAAGCAGCGACCTGGCGGCATGCTTCGGCGTCAGCACCCAGGCCATCCGAAACATCTGGAAGCGCCGCACCCACACCGGCAAACGGCCCGGCCCTCCGAAAAAGAAAGCCAGCGCGCCAGCAACACGCCTCAAACCCAGCAAAGGAGTTAATCACCCATGTGGTTCAGAAATCTGAAGGTCTACCGGTTGTCCGCCCCTCTCGCGGACTACGCGGAAATGCTGCAGGCGGGCCTGAAGCGCCACGCGTTCGAGTCCGGCAACAACCTTGAAATGCAGTCCATCGGATGGATAGCGCCACGCGAAGGCGGCGAACTTGCCCATCCCGTGGCAGGCCGATTCCTGCTCAGCCTGCGCGCTGAGAAGAAGCTGTTGCCCGGCACCGTGATCAACCAAGTAGCCAAGGCCCGCGCCCAGGAAATCGAAGAGCAGCAAGGCTACAAGCCGGGCCGCAAGCAGATGAAGGAAATCAAGGAACGCGCCATGGATGAACTCCTGCCGCGCGCCTTCAGCATCTACCGTGATACCCGCGTGTGGATCGATCCGGTGGGCCGCTGGCTGGTGATCGACACCGCCTCATCGG